TGTGGCAGCACTAGCCGCTGCGTTCGTCTCTGACGTTCCTGCGTTGGTTGCAGAGGTTGCTGAATTAGTAGCACTAGTGGCTGCATTAGTTTCACTGGTTGCCGCAGCGGTTGCACTAGTGGCTGAATTAGTTTCTGAAGTTGCAGCGTTTGTTTCACTTGTAGCGGCTGCTGTGGCGCTGGCTGCGGCTGCAATCGCGTCTGCATCTACAGCAGATTCACTTGAAGCAGCGTTAGTAGCACTAGCTGCCGCTGCCGTTGCAGAGGCTTCAGCTTCATTTGCTTTTGTAGTAGCAGTTTGAGCGTAGACTGCTATTTGACTGGCGTAGGCATCTGTACTACTGTCTCCAGATCCTCCGTCCCCTCTAAATATCGCCATACTTACTCTCCGCTGTTACTAAAAAAATAAATGAATAAAAAGTGAGGTACTTACCCTAAGGCTTTCCCTCACACATATTTTTATAGATTAAGCGGCTACAGCCAATACAAAACCTGATTCTGGACGTAACGTCTTAACACCGTACAGAGTATCTGCCGTGTAAAGCGTACCCAAGAACTCTTGCTTGTACTGAGTCTGTGAGCGGATGCCTTGCTGTTCAGCCATTACCATCGTGTCTTTGTGGACAAGGAAGGCAGCTTTAACAGTGGTGGTGTACGTCAAAGGACAGTTGCTGGTTACGAATACGTCAATGCCGTACAAGTTACCAATCTTACCGTTTTGTACACCCCGACCGTCAACAAAGTCAGAAGACACATAACGCTCAACACCCATAATTGCATTACGGAGTGAAGGAGGTACAACAAATGAACGGTTGTCCATCGGTACGTCTGCGTCGTCCATCTTTTGAATCAAAGCTCGGAAGCCAGCGTCAGTGAAAGCATTTACAGTACCTGCCCCTGCGTAAGCGTCAAGGCCAGTGCCGCCTGAATTAACAATAAACGTAGCACTGTTAGTCCAGTCTGAACCGTCACCGTCACCAAAAGACTTACCCAAAGTAAACAAGTCATTGTCTACTTGCTTGGCAAGAGCATAACCTGCGTCTCCGGTGTAGAACTGTCGGAGTGAAGACAAAGCTTGTGCTTCTGTAATATCTTCAATCATACGAGAGTATTCAAAGTGCTTATCAATTACGATCTGTACTTCACCCTCAGTGTCAGCCTGAATAGTAACAGCGGTCTTTGCTGCCTTAGCAGTAGCAACGCCTCTGGTGGGCTTAGGAATGTGGATGGTGTCACCCTTCTTACCAGTCATTGACATCTTCTTAACAAGATTAGCAAGGACAAGGTTAGACTGATATGCAGCAACGATTTCGTCACTCCAAATCTCGGGGATAAAAGTTGCGGCGCGAGTATTATCTACCGCACCTGTTTGGCTGGGCCATACTGAAGTAGCCATAATATTTTTTCCTTAATATATTAGTTTCGTACCCTCCCTTCTTGATAAGCTTTCATAATCTCATCGGACAATGATTGGTATCGTTCAGGGTCTGTACGCATAAGTTTAATAATGTCTGCCCTGCGATAGATTTTTCTCGTCTTAGTTTCTGTGCTGCCCTTAGCGGAACCCGTAGCGGCTTTTTTAACAGCCTGTTTGCGTCCTGCTTGTTCAGCCTGAGCTGTTTGTTGAACAACCTGATTACGTTCTTTCCATAAGCTAAACAGCTCATTGGCTGCTTCGTAATCATAATTCTTGTCCGCTTGTGCAAACAACTGAGTCCGTATTTTAGAAGCTTTAATCCAATCCGCAAACTTTTCATCCTTTAAGATTTTTTCCATGTCAGGATGATTGGTTTGTAGCTGAGACAGTGCAGTAGTTTTTTTGTACTGTGCGCTGATCTCTTCAGCTTCCCTAATCTTAGGGTGATTGTCTATAGCTCTTTTTACAGCAGTCTCTGGATCAGAGAAAAAATCTACCTCATCAACAGTTTCATCTTGTTGTGGTGCTGATTGTTGTGAGAGTTGTGTTTGTATGTAACTATCAACGACTTGTCTAAGCTCACCAACTTCTGCACTTTGACGCCCTAAAAGCTTTTCAGCTTCTTGGTGCATCCTTACAAGGTCTTCGGCTGATTTGCCTCTGTACTTGTCAGGTATCTGTGCTTCTTCGTTGTCTTCTTCAAACTGAGTTTCCTCTACTTGAGGGTCAGCTTGTTGTTCGTCGTCTTCCAAACGCTCGTCTATAAGTGTAGCCATTATTAAATCTCCGTACTAACGTATTATGGAGTGATATGGTTCATGTAGAAAGGTCTGCTAAGAGTTTGCCTTTCTTTCTTGTTTAATCTTCTGTTCGCGTTGTTTCGCCCACTTCATAGTCGCACCTACAAAGTCCCCACTGATGGGGTCAAGTGAGCAACGGACAGGAGATATAATTCTTTTAGCAGTTTTACTGCACAAACCACACAAATGTTCTGTAACGTCGGAGGCCACTAAAGCCTCCGTAACGTGATTGTCAGAACACCTGAAATCAAAAAGTAAGCGCATTAAGCGGCTTCCTCTTGACCCTCAGTTTGTGGGTTGTTGCGTTCTTCTATAACGCTGTCTAGTTGTGCTTCAAGATTGAGGATGTTAGCCATAACAGCCAATTGACCTTTACGGAAGAATAAGTCATTTACATCCTTAGCAGCTTCAACGGAGTTCACGTTGGGTACGCCTCCTTTGATATCATTTAAGAAATATTCCCAACCTTCGCTACGGAACATCTCTTGCATACTTCGGGTGTAATTTTCAAATTCTTGATCGTTCATCTGTTTCTCCTCTATGGGACAGTTTAAGTAATGTACTTAATGTACATCTTTATTATAGCACATTTTTGTCTAAAAGTCAAGTATTATTTTAGTATCCTCTTTTCATAGGTTTCTTTTTAGGTTTAGCTTTTCCTGCTGCTTTCTTAGCTGCTGCCTTACCTTCTTTAGTGTAAGGATACTTTTTTCCTTTGACCATTGGCATTATTTTTTCCTCTTTTTGGCTGTTTTAGCTGCTTGTTTAAAGTTTTTAGCGGTGGGAGCGCCCTTAGCGCCTTTCTTTCTCATCTTTTCTCCACTACCCGCAGCGATACGCTTACGTTTAGCGTGAATATTATCGTATAGACCTGCCACTACCACTTCTCCTTGTTTTCCCAGTACGCTGCTGACATTTTACCTTTTGCAATATTCTTTGCATGACGAGCTTTAAATGACTTGCGTCTGGCTTTTTCTTTCTCAGACTTAGGGGCTTTACCCGCACCACTGACTCCCTGCTGTCCAAACCTAATAGTCTTAACTTGGTCACCTTCTTTGGCAACTACTACGTGCGACTTAGTAGGGTGATTAGGAGTCCTCTTCGGCTTGTTGTAGCCGCTTACTCCTGCTCTTTCCAGTCGTGGGTCTTTCTCCCTTGGCATTATTGATTTCCTCTATTTGGCGTTTCAAGTCCTCTAACTGCGCCCAACGGGGTTGGAGAAACCTGTCTACTTGGCTCAGGAGAACTTGGAGTTCTTTGTCTGTCAACATTTTCTTTACCTTTGATTTGTCGTTCTTTCAGAAGAGTGTCTGCAACACGCATACGGCGTTCAAACTCTTTGTCTTCTGCGTCCCCTTCACGGAGGTTCCTAGTGATTGCGTTGATACGGTCAATCTCTAGCTCCATAGGTACAGCCTGTGCTTCTGCAGCCAACTTAGAAGCTCTAGCGGCAGACTCTTGAGCCTGTGCACCTAGTGCTGCTGTTTGTGACTGCTGGAACTCAATCTGCGCCTGTTGTGCTGCCTGTGCCATCTGCTGTGCTTCTGGGTTAGGCTGCATCGCTTGTTGCATTGCTGCAATAAGTTCTTCACGATTAGACAAGTTCATGTTGTCTATGATGGACTGAATTAGCGTATTGTACAACGGTGAGTCTTTCTGCATAGTCTGTAGTAGTTGTACAAGCTGTGTGACTTCATATTCCCTTGCAATGATACCTAAGCTGCTAGTAGCGTTGAACTTGTAGTCAGCCACTGGGTAGTTCTCAGGGTCAAACTGCATGTAACGATAGGCTGCCTTCTTGACAAAAGGTATCAGGAAGGACTGCTGGAAGTTAATCAGTGTACGCTTATGGCGCTTAATGATAGCACCAAGAGACATACTAATGCCAGCAGCCGTTGCTTCTCCATTGACTGAACCCGCAATACCAGCAGAGTCCACGGCACCAGTAGCTTGTTGTACCATCTGCTGTAAAGCACTCGCTTGAGCAAACGTGATCTGGCTAACTTGTCCAAAATTAAAAGGCTGTAGTACTTCACGAGGATCTCCGTTGGTTAGAATCATCTTACCCGGACGTACTTCTGGTTTAGCACCGCGTGGTAGCCTCGTGGCGTCAATAGCCAGCATTGGGTGAATCGTGAGGCTCAGGGCGTCAATCCTAGCTCGTAACTCAGTGTCAAGAGCTTTCTGTGAGTTGTAACCTTTTTCACACACGCCACGACCCCAGAATCTTCCGGGTACTACGTCCCACGGGAAAGCAACTACAGGTCTGTCCTGCATCATGTAAGGGTTAGCCTCTGCTTTCAACAGGACTCCACCATTGGCAATCACAACTACTGCTTCTACGTACTTAGAGTTAGGCTTGCTTTCCGAAAGTTCTACTACTTCTGTTTCTTCTTCGTCTTCTTCTTTTGTAGCGTTCTCTAGTAGTTCTCGTGGCACTAAGCCGTAGTACTTCGTCAGACGAACTTTGTCGTCACTAAAGACTGTGATGTCTTGGTCAGGCTCTAAGTCAGAGTCCGGCGCTGCCGTACCTACGTACACGTCCCTGTACACGCCTTGTTCCTGCAGCAGCTCTACCTGATGTAAGCTCACGAACTCGTCAATAGCCACACCCATGGCTTCTTCAATGCTGGTGGCTACAGGGTCAATTAGGAAGTTCTGAGGCATCACGGGCTTGAGTTTAACTTTGACTCGCTCCATGATGTTGACACCGACTGCCTGTAAGTCACCACCCATGATGGGCTGTGTAGCCGGGACCATCTCTTTCATTTCCTCAATAACAACCTCACCAATACCTACGCCAAACACGGCTGCATTGATGAGACACTCTGCTACTGCTTTACGAACCTTGCAGTCCTCAAAGTCTTCCGTGAGTTTATTACGTAGGAACAACACGTCCTGCTTCTGGGAATCACCCATGTTGTCACTTACGTCAAACCACTTACCACGTCCAAAGGTGGCTTCTTCCATCTCAGCAACATTGGACTCTACTGCTTGCTGCAACGCAGGTGATATAATTCTGGATCTTTCTGAAGCTCTGTCGGAGTCTGCAGGGTCCCAGATACCACGCCAGAGTCTGTAGTACTCGTCAAAACGTGCCTCATAGTTTGACTCGTAGTGGTCACGCCAGTCTTCACACTTGGTGATTACCCAGTCTTCAATAGATTCCTCTATCAACAAAGGGTCCTGCTCAAATATTTCACTCATATTAGTATCCTGCTACTACGTCTAAAATTTCATGTTCGTCGATTTCGTAGTCATAGTCATACGCTACGTTTGCTAGTTGATCTACGTAAGCTAAAGCATCAACCAAGTCGTCGTGAGTTAGTGGATCAGGGAATTGAAACAGTTGGTCCAAGAACCTAGAGTTCCACTCGCCTCTATTGAGTGTCACAAAGCCATTCTCAAACCTGCCCTGTAACGCCCACATCACCCTGTCAGTCTTTTTCTTGTTACCATGGGTTAGCTCTTCAACTCTAAAGAACGTACCGTAACGCTTCTGTAGGTCCGTTAGAGGAGACATTACTGCTTGCTTTGCTATGCCTCTTTCGATACCCACACTTACTGGTTTGTAGTCCCTGACAGCCTGAAATATTTTAGCTGCAGTTTCGTCTAAACTCCAACGACCGTATATAATGTTTTCCACGTACCAGCCATTAGGATTAACTTTTACTACTGCTATAGCTGTCTCGTCAAGCTTAGTGTTCTTAGTTCGTTTCTTGTTGACTTCTTCAAAACCTGCTAAGTCAACAGCTATGTAGTAGTCTCCTTCGCCAGAACCCTCGTCGTCAAACTTTACCCAGTCCTCTTTAAACATTTCTGACCCACGAGCTTCAAATGACGCCATAAACTCCTGACGAAACGCATAGCTAGACATAGACTTTTTAGCAGTGTTAATTTCTTCGGGGTCAAGTATTGGGTTGTCATAGGAAGTAAAGTGCCATGCTTTGTAAGTCTTGTCGTCTCCTAGTTCAGCGTACTTGTACAGTTCGTAGAAGTGGTTGCGACCCATAGGCGTACCTATGAACATAGCACAACCTTTTTGGTCAGCCAGTGCAGGTCTTAGGATCTGCTCAAATACGTCAGGCTTCATGTCTGCGTACTCGTCCAACACTAGGAACTTCAGTGACACACCACGCATAGTCTCTGGTCTGTCGGCACCTTTGAGGCTAATGGTGGCCCCATTGATTAACTTAATCTGCAGGTTGTTAATATGACTACCTGAGATTACAGGGTGACCCAGCTCTAGCAGAGTCTGCCACATGATGTCTCTGGCCTGACCCTGTGTTGGCGCTACGTAGAACACATGGCCTCTTTCGGCCTGCAAAGCGTTCACAATTAGCAGCCAAGCAGCAAGCCTTGATTTACCTGTACGTCTACCTGCTGCTACTATCTTAAATCTAGTGTCGTCAGCCCAGACTTCCTGCTGCCACGGCAGTAACTCAATGTCTAAGTCCGTCAAAAGTTAAGCCTTGGGGTAGCTGGTACTAATTCAAAAGAAATGATACTGACAAACGTAGAAGCAGCTTCAGGAGTTAAGCTCAATGTGTCTCCTTCTTTTGCCACTAGAAACTCACCGTACTGACCACCAAACTCTAGGAAGTCTCCTGAACCAACGTTTTTACCCGCTAAGAAATCAATATTGACACCACTGTGTACCCAACGTGCATCAATGTTTTTACTACTGCCTGTAGTATTAGAAATGAATAAGTAAGTAACGATTGCGTCGTAACCAGAAGGAACATCAAGGATAGTGTTGCTACTACCTGCTGTTAGAGCGTCTCCGTGAGAAAACTTCATTAGTACAACCACATCACAGGAGTTGTTCCTCGTGTGTCCACGTGCACAAATGTTTTTGCTATGCCTACGCCCTTGAAGCCTAGTTCCAAAGCTTTCTCCACAAGCACCATACGGCTAACAGAGTCTTGAACTAGGATGTCTGCAGCAATGCCCTGAGCATGGGTCCCCGGAACTTCCTTGGCAGCTTCAATAGGATGTTCAATGGGGTGTCTATAACCACTCGTTATGACAAACGGGAACCCACACTCACCACGTAAACGATCAAGTTTCTGTAGGAACTCAGGTTCCATCTTGTTTTCACCAGTGACTTGACAGTTGAACTCTTCCAGTGTAAAGAACTTAAGATTCATCTACTACTTCTCCTTCAATCACGTCACTAGGGTCGCTTACGTCTACAGAACCAACACCTGTTATGTTGATCTGTATGGCGTTTCTACTACCGTCCTTCACTACTTCCTTCTCAAATGCACCTACTGGTAGCATACGGTCCATAATTAGCTTCCAAGCAGAAGCCTGATTCTTATGGTCGTTGTCCAGTGCAGCATCAAAAATAGTCTCAAGGACCTTTTTTGACTTAGGTGAAGCCAACATACGAGCTTTGTACTCGTTGATTATAGCAGCGTCACCCTTTGGTCTGCCTACTTTACCCTTGTTGCCGGGTTTTACAGCGGCTACTTCTGACTTCCGGGGTCTGCCACGACCTCTTTTTTTTAACTCAGGAGGATTAACCTCTGGTTCAGTGGTCATAACACAAATTGTCCCTAATTACAACTATAGTATAACACAAGTCTTCACATAAGTCAAGCTATTTTTGCCTTTGGGCGGCATGAGTAACAACCACGTGTTGAATCAATGACTTACAGTTGTTAAAACATGGTGTAATATTCCTAATTTTCACCTATTTTGTGCCTGAGTGGCTACTACAATTATAATCATGAGTCAACCCCCTCCCCCGGTATCAACATTGGCACGACTTTTGCATAACCAAAAGTTGGCATGGGTCTTGCTAGGGCGCAAAGTTGGCACGTGTTTTGCTTGTGTTGCAACATCTGTGCCAGGTCCAG